CTGCAAATTCCTGCACCTGCATACATTCTTTTAACGATTTAGAAACACCTAATACTGGAGGAGGTATTAGCTTAGCTACTTTGTCTCCAACTGTAAAGTCATGACCTAGGGCTCTAGCTGCGTCTCTGACAGACTGCCTAGCGCCAGTTCTGTTGAACGTACAGATATGCGCAACTTTATCGTTACCATATTTAGTTCTAGCGTAGTCAATAACCTTATCTCTGTGTCTATCATCAAAGTCTAAGTCGATATCTGGCATTGACTTTCTTCCTTCGACCAAGAATCTTTCAAACATAAGACCAAATTTAATTGGGTCTAGATTTGTAATATCAAATGCATAGGAGAGAATACTTCCAGCAGCAGATCCTCTTCCCCAGCCAACTCTAATGTCATTTTCTTTAGCCCAACGAACTAAGTCTGATACGACTAAGAAGTATTCAGGAAACCCCATCTCTTTCACTACTCTAATTTCATAGTTAGCTCTTTCTATAATGTGATCAGGTAGCGGATTGCCATATCTATTCTTTAAACCTTCCCAGGCTAGTCTTTCAAAATAGTCTGTTGAAGATTCTTTAGTTGGAATTGGGAAATTAGGAAAGTGAATCTCGCCAAAATTTAACTTGAGGTCTATCATGTCATTCACGTGCATTGTATTTTTTAAATATTCATCAGAAAATACAGAAGACATTTCGTCATAAGATTGAAGATAAAATTTATCTTCAGAAAAAGAAAATCTGTTAGGAGTATGCACGTTGCAGTTTGTTGCTACGCATAACATTACATCATGAGCGTGAGCATCGCTTTGGTGCACATAATGGCAGTCGCCAGACGGCACTACTTTAGCTCCAATTTGATTGGCTATTTTAATAAGGTCAGGAATTATTTTTATCTGTTCTTCTATCCCATGATTCATTATCTCTATAAAATAATTTTCCTTGCCAACTATCTCCTGCATTGCCGCAGCATGCCTTAATGCGGTGCTGTAATCGTTTCTAAGCAGCGCTTGTGACACTTCCCCATTCAGACACCCAGAGAGGACTATGATCCCCTCAGAATGTTGGGAAATTAAATCGTGGTCAACCCTAGGTTTAACATAATAACCTTCAGTAAAAGCTCTAGATGATATTTTAATTATATTATGATAACCAATATTGTTTTTAGCTAAAATCGTAATATGATATGGTCCTCTTTGTTCCCATTCATTTTTAGAGGGACCGGATCTTTCTTCATCATCTCTATCAAACCTAGTCTTTCTTGCTTGATACATTTCTGAGCCAAGAATAGGCTTTACCCCAGAAGCCATACCAGCATCATAAAAATCTAACCATGAGTGTATATTGCCATGATCGGTAGTGGCTAAACCTGTCATGCCTAAAGACTTAGCTCTTGATAAATATTCTTCTACGTTACCATGGCCATCCAACATGGAGAATACGGTATGGTTGTGAAGATTTGTCCAGTTTTTCACTTAAGTCCTCTTTTAATATTTATTTGATTTAATACATCATCTCTATCACGTTTATAGCAAACCGTTACTACACCCTTACAGTATCTACATACTGCTGGCAGTCCAGCTTGAGCAAAAGAACTGTTATGCATGTGCCTATCTGTTTGTTCCGTTCCGCAGTCGGTGCATAATCCGATTACATCATTATTGTCATCTTGCATTACTCCTCCTTTCTCGTTGCGGATTTATAAGCAAATCGAACTGGTGATGGAGAAGATTTTTCTTGAGTCTCTATAAATCTATCTCCAACCTTAACCCACTTGTTTTTCTTCTCAAGAGAACAACTGCCACACCCTACGCCAACTGCATTAGCTCTTTCGCAAGTATAAGGCCTTCCACCTATGCCTAATTCTCTTCTTCTCACCCAGTCATTTATATGAGCTTGTGATTTACTTGGGTTATAATCTTCGCAGTTACCTAGTATCTCATGTAGATAGTTAATCGATTCTTCACTATATGTTAATATAGAACATAAAAATAATCTGGCTTCGTGTTCTAAAAAGTGAGAATTCTCAGCCTGTTCATGTAATCTTTTTATTGATGGACACTTTATCCAAAGTGTTTCTTTCTCAAATACTTTTTGATTCTGATCAAAAGACTTTAAGTTAGAAGAACCAAACTTATTAAAATGCTGTAGTATATCTTTTGGTTTATTCTTATCTTCTTCCATCTGATAAGTGAACTGCCTATACCATTCATTTGCCTTGAAATCAAAAGACTGTTCAACTACATCGAGCAATTGTGGCTCACTTGAGTAAGTAATAATCTTATCTATTCCAGATAAAAATATATCTTTTGGCAAGAGAGTCTTGAATAGCTTTGTTGCCTGATGTAAAGATCCAGGCAGCCTCCACATTCTTCTCATGTCGTAAACACTAAAATCCATTGAAGAAATAGATAGATCTTCTTTTAGCTTATTTGCTATATACCTAAAAACTTTTGGCAGTTCGTTTGATGGATTAATACCTAAGCCAATTGCTTCACACTCTATATGAAAACCCTTTTTTCCAGTAAAATAAACCAACAGTGATTCTTGCGGAATATACATAGACAAATAACCATATAGTCTTTGCGCTTCTTCGTAACACAAATTCATATCTTCACTATCTAAGTCAAAGTATAATGATCCTAACCTGATAGCCTTGTTTATATCAGCGGAATTAAAATGCCAAACAGATGTGTACAGTCCAAGGTTGTTATGCTTTTGTCTATATTGATCTATGTTTTCCATTTCATAGAAGACTGGATCATCACCATTCTTATCCCTAATCACCCTATCCAGGTTGGGAACATATCTAGCAACCTCAACATATTTCCATTGAGAAATAAATTTATCTTTATCTAAAGGAAGTTTCATGGTATATGTATTTTACCACTATCCATTTCCATATGCCAAGCTACTAGTCGATTGTGTTCCAAAATATTTTCATTGTTAGATCTGTAGTATATTGATTCTTTGATAAGGAATTCTAAAGACTCATTTATGTACGCTCTAACATGCATCTTGTCTGGATTTTCTATTGTCATTTGTTATCACTAATTTCAACAATTGTATGCAGTTTTGAGGCGACGTTGTCTGACAAGTGTACTATCATATCCATGTAAGTACTAGGTACTGTTTCCGGAATAGGGGACCATGGACCAAGGTGACATCTTACTAATCTAAGTATTGACTGAACAGTTTCTTCATCTAAAAAAAGAGTAGATGATGCGGATTCTGAACCATACTTTTTATCATTGTCTTGACACTTTTTAACAAAAGCTCCAACCGTATACGGATGCATTGGGTCGTAAAAGAAATCTTCTTTACTATCATCATGAGCTATACCCTTAGTCACATCATGCAATAAGCATGCTGCATACACTATGTCTTTTTCGTGCGGAAGTAATCCATAGGAATCGCATATAACCTTAGAGACTTTGACAACCCTCTTTGTATGAAGAACGTTACCACCACTACCATGCTCATCAGCTGGATGATATTTACCTGAAAAACTAGATGGTATTTTCCAAAATGTTTTTGCCTGAAGTAAAACTGATCTAACAAATAGTCTAATTTGTTGACTAGCTATAAGATTAATTTCCTCCATAAGAGGAGTTAATAACTTATCTTCTTCTTCATTTGGCTTAAATGAAACATCTTCATTTAATAACTCATCTAATATACTTTTTTTACTCATAATCTGAATCCCAATTTAGTTTTTCTTTTAAGTAAATTTGATACTTTTCATCTATTATAGATTTTAAATATTCATAAGGAGTTTGTTTATTTTCTTTTGCAAGTGTAAATAAACTTTTAGATACCTTGGTTTCAAGTATAACACCAAATCTATTCGTCTGCATCTTTTGACCACTTTGACCACTTAGAACAAGGTTTATCAAACGGACATTTCTTACAATACCAGGTCAACCCTCTTCTTGGAATAAATTTTTCTGCTTGCTCTAATTCATCAGCCCAAAATCTTAAAGAATCAAGATCTTCTTTTGTTATTTCAAAATCAACAAAAGAAACTTTAGACGTTAATAAATCTATATAACCAAAAGATGCTTTAGAAATTCTATCACCATGCTTTACCGCAAACGCATTGTACATCGTAGCAAAGTTTACTTGATACATATATTGGTGACTATTCTTATAGTTAAACATTATCTTAATAACATAATATTTATTATTCTTATAAAGGATTATATCAAATTTGTCTTTTATCTTAACCTTTGGGGTGACTGGCATAATGCAATCTTCATTTATTGCAATCGGTATGTATTCTTCGTCTGAAAAGTTTTCATAGAAAGACAATAGAGCAGAAGCAGCTTTGGTCGTAAGGCTAGCGCTGTTTCCATATGCACTTTCGTGTTGCTCTGTCATGATATCGTACGATGAAACGTTATCGGCAAACCAAAGCTTTTCCCATCTATTCAAAAGCGATGCATACGAGGGTGTGTAGCCACCTTGTTTCTTATAAAAGAAGTAATATATAATTTCTTTTAAAGTATTTTCAAATCTAATAGACAATAGATCTCTACCACCTATTGACTCTGGTAGTTTTTGATTATATCTATAGTCGTAAAGTAATGAGCAGGTTTGAAAATCCTTTAGGGATTCTGGTGTAATTAATTTCATTAGTTAAAATCTCCATTGTTTAATAAGTCATCTAAAATTGATGAGGCATCATAGGATGCGGGTGTAACCATTTCGTACTCTACGTAAGACTTTTTGGAATCGACATATCTAACCAGTGGTGGCTCATAAGAAAATGTTGAACCAGTAATTCTATTCTTTGGTATCTGTAACTGCATTACATTTTCATCTTCCGAATCATCACCACTAACTAATTTTTTTTCTGTGATAAATATAGTTACTGCACACTTTTGCTGTATAGCTAGAGAACCACCAGTGTCTGACTGCATGACTATTTCTCTTTTTTCTTTCATTCTATTTGAGTTTTCTTGCGCAGTGATTATCAATACGCAGTTCATGTCTCTAGCTATTTTTTCAAGACGAACCATCATTTCTTCAAATTCACCCCATCTAGCTTTACCCTTAGATCTAGTAAACATTGATTGGATAGTGTCGATAACTATGACGTCCGGCATGTGTTCACCCTGGATTAGGATGTCTCTTAGCCAGCTTTCTAGGTCCTCAAAATATGGAGTATCTGGATCATGCTTGACCATCAGACGATCACCCCATTCGGTTAACTTATCTGTAAAAGTTTTAATATGTTTATTTTTTTCTTCTTCAGACCATTTATCCACTTCTGAATAAACGTTCTTGCCAGTTATCTGGGTCATTAATATGCGTTCCCAGTGATTTCTAGCTTCTTCGAAGTTTATGTATAAAGCTTTATATCCACAATCTAACCAGTTATTGACTAGACACTTAGCAAACGTACTCTTTCCCTTTCCAGAAGCTGCTATGATCGCATGTACCGCCCCCTTAAAGAAGCCTCCCTCATTGGTGTAGCCCATTGCTCTATTCAAAGACTTAAATTGAGTTGGCAAGAAGTCCGGAGTGTCTAATAGTGAGTCAATCTTTTCTATTATTTGGTTAGCCGTTACAACTCCATCAAGCGGATCATAACTAGCACTGTTCTCTAGATCATTAATGAGATTAGAAATCTCAGACATTCTCGCAAGATCTTCTTCTGTTTTTATACCCTTTTGGCTTATAATTATTTCTAACTCTTTTAAATAGTTTTTCTGTTTAATTTTATTATCTTTATGTTTAAGAACCTGAACAACAGCTTCAGGGCTAGCCAGCTGCATATCAGAGAGGACGCTCATAAGAGCATTAACTCCCTCGTCTCCATTGAGCGCCTCAAAGACACGGCTTTCTAGTTGTATCCAATTCTTAAATACTATTGGATCGACTATATCTAGATCTGTACTAGAAACATATGACAAAAGAGCATTATAGAATTCATGAACACCGTGTTGATTATCGTTAATCCCAACAATCTGTGGATCTAGATTATCTTTAAAGTAAGATATTGCTCCCTTTTCTCTAAATGAAAGAGCAAATATCTGATACTCAATTGGTTGAGTTACGGGAGAAGATTCAATATCACTCATGATTATCTCTTCTCTTTTTCATTTTTTTATATGTCTCTTTCTTTCTTTCGTTGTATTGCTTTTTTCTATCCTGATAAAATTTATTTTGAGTAATGCTCTTCTTATTCGTTTTTATATTCTCTGGAACATGAGGACTTAATCTTATCGCCTGTAATAGTCTATCATAAACAGCTTGTTCACTTAGCTCATCATTGTATCTAAATACAACTAATGTTATTCCTTCTTGCTTGCAAAGTTCTAATTTTCTTTCATCTCTTTTTTGAGCTTGAATAAAATCATATTTTGATTCAAAAAATCTTTCAGTATAATAGAAGTGTTGCCTACCATGAAACTCTGCACCTATTCTATATTCTGGACAGAATACATCGATTCTTAAACGCTCACCTATGTGATGTTCGTTTATGATCTTTTGTCCAGGAAAAAGCTTTTGCATTGCCTGAGTAAGTGCAGCTTGACCTCTTGATGTTTTTTTCTTTTGCTCTTTAATCCAAGAAAGACCAAGTGAATTAATTTTTTTATTTAACTGAGCAAATGAATAACCAAGTTCTTTGGCTATAGCTGAAATGGTTAGATCTGATTCAAATAAAAGATCTATTAAAAATAGATCATCTTCTTTGTCTTCAATCTGTTTTTTCATTTTGGGAAATCCTATTGCTAAATCTTGCTCGAGCAAAACCGATTACCTTCCCAAAATCTATTATAGAAAAATTCAATTCGTCCCATATCTTACCAGCTAAAGCAGCAGAAAGTAGCGGACAATCCAAAATAACTGTATCAACTTTACCGGTATAGGTTGCCAAAGTTTCAATTATAGAATCTAACTTATCATAATAATCATTATATGGAACATAAATTGTGTCCACAGGTGATCCTAGAACCCTTGTAATTACTTTTCTATCATGAAATGTAACTACAACATATGGGGTATTTCTTATATAAAAGTCTACAAAAGATGTAAAAGCTACTTCATTATTATTGAAGTAGTTTTCAAGTGTTGTTGAGTTATAGTATCTCTGATTAGAATCCACTTTTGAATAATCTAATTCATTATCTGAATCATTAGAATTTACAAAAGCTAAAGGTATTCCTTTCATAAAATTCTTATCATTAATGCTAAATGATTTACTTATTGAATCACTAAAGTCCTTAGAAGCTTTCTTCATATCTGGACTACCCATAGCAATGAGTGCTGATCGAGGAAAATTAACGTAAGCAAAACGTTCCTTGGATAGCATTTTTAAAGTTAGCGATTGAATCGTTTGTGCGTGTGTTGCAATTCTAATATCTTTTTTCATTTTTCCTACCTTAAGAAATTTCCCCAGTCAATCAAGACTGGATTTGGGTCTATTATTGAGTTAATATGATTTAATGCGTGAAATTCTCCACCGTCTAAAGTCGAATACCTTTGATGCTTAGAGATCTTATCTTCATCTCTTACATATCCAAGATGTTTCATGACTAAACCTGAGTCAATCCAGAAGTTTCTTTGTGCAATCCAGTCAACTACATATGTAGGTTCTGAACCACAGGCTAATTTCCTATTGGCGAAGCCACCATTTTCTTTAAATCTGAAGATTCTACTGCTATTATTTGGAGCCCATAGCTTATCTGTGCGCCATTGATTCTCGTTCCACATGTGGTAAAAGCGAACATTGGCAACGTCGTAAGGCGAATTTGATAGAACAGATGAGATATTAAGATTATCTATATCGTTTTTATTATACAGCATTTCGTCACAATCGATTGCCACAATCCAGTCACCAAGTTTTGCATGCTGGCACATGTTGGACCAAGCAAAAGCTCTTAGTTGACCCTCATGTTTTGTGAACAGTTGCTCTGGAGTTGAATAAACGTGAC